AAAAGTAAATTGATTAAAACCGAAATATCAACTGCCGATGTCTCTGTCGTTGTCTCACCAGACGATTTATCAACATTATAATATAATGGTGATAAACTATACAAAATAAAAAGAAACAAAACTATACAAAATAAAAAGAAACAAAACTATACAAAATAAAAAGAAACAAAACTATACAAAATAACTTTATTGACTTGTGGGTATGGGGGGGGGTAATTTGACCGAGTAACACATACAATGTGATAATCAGATTACCCCCTTTAAACCAAAAAGGGGGTATCCGTAAAAATGGGTATTGATGAAAATCAATTTGTGTTTAATGTGACTACATGTGAACGAATCACTGTATTCGTAGGCATTTTAGGTGCAGTTGGCGGTTTTGCCGCAATAGTAATAATAGGATTAGAATTTTTTCTAATGCAGCCACGTTTATGTGCCGCCAAAGCTTTCAAATTATTTCCCGACCAAGCCTTGCATAAATCGCATTTAAGACCCGTCTTTTGAATCGGTGCCGAGTATTTTCCCGATAAATATTTATCAAGTGAAGGAAACCGAATATCGTCTATTTGGGCAATGACTTTTTTCTGGCTTTCTTTGAATACTTCAATCACTGCATTCTTCTGGTTAATAAATTGTTGATATTCATTATTGATACTGTCTAAGATATCTTTGGGAATAGTCAAATCTTCTTCCGAATGACCTTTCAATTGTTGTAATTTCATGGCCAAATTATCTATAATATTAACGGCGAGTTCTATTTTGGTGGCTGAATATTCGGCATTATGGACATATACAATTATATTATTATTATGTATTTCAATTTGATAGTTTTTCTTCGTTGAAATCCCGCTATGTTGTGATATGAAAATACCGTTGCTATGTTGGTCATCAATCAGTTGCATGAATGATGCCGTCTCATCCGTCCCCACATTTTCCGCAGTATCCATATGTCCGATAAGCACATTCTGTTTGCGAATGCGTTTTAATAAAACGAGGCCGATATTTGATACAGAATGTTGGGCGGCGATTTCGGCACTGCTGAACATTTTCGTCAAAATACTAGATAATTGGGTATCGCTGTGCTGTTGGGTTGCCGCCGTATTGCGGAATTTGCCCAAGACTTCGCCCAAATCATTCGCGAATTTGTTTTGTATAGATGAATTTGTATCTTTTATAGTGTTGATATTTGTATGTATGCGGTCTTCGCTGCTTGATATAAATGATAATATGGGTTGTTGGACATTCTGAAGCATGAGCGACGATTTGATTTCAAAATTCGTCAAGAATTCTTTGATGGATTGACTATCCACCGATTTCAGTAGGGCGACGGTATCATCATGTATTGATTTGTTGAATCCTCTCAATGAATCTTGGATTTGGGCGTGATATTGGATTTGATTTCGGGGAATAATATCGTTGATAATAAGTGCGGTTTTGTCTATTAGAGTGCTGTTATTTTTCTCAAGAAGTGGGCCGAGTTTGTCGTGGGTATTTGTATGTATTATCGCACGCACATCTTCAACGTATTCGTTCTTGGCGTCTCCGATTTTCGCCAAGATATTCGCAATATTATCATTATTCATTGCGGATATAGAGTCTTTTAATGAAGCGATGGATTGGCCGAGATTGTTGATATGATGACTATTATCATTGAGTGTTATAAGCATTTGAGAATTTATCGTGCTAGTCATGGTATTATTCATATTGCACAGGATTTTCTCCAATAAATCAACGAAAATAATATTGACTGCTTCAAAATTGATGCTGGGATTGGCCTTGTAAAAGGCACATATGCGAGGGTTTACTAGTTCTAGCTTTTGCATATATGTATTTTATAGTAAGTATTGTTTATATATATATATTATATTGTTTAGTGTAACGCACTTTTTACAGAGTTATTATTTTAACGATTCATACAATGGATTATATAGTGGTGAATCAATGGATGGATAATGGTCATATGGTTCATAAGGATAGGGTCCATAATGATAGGGTCCATAAGGATAGGGTCCATAAGGATAGGGTCTATAAGGATAGGGTCCATAAGGATATAAACATTTGGCTTCATCGGGATGTTCTGTCTGGCCTTCATCCGTGGATTTTTTAATGGGTATAGGATGGATACCACTGGATTCAATAGGATGAGGACCCATAGGATCATCAGTCGCATGATTTTGTTGCATCGTTTTGTGCACAAGTTCGCGATTCAAATCGGCATTTTTACTCTGTAAAAAATGGACGACTTTTGCATGGGTAGCATCCTTATCACCATGCACTTTTTGTAATTCTTTCACCTCTTTTTGCAAGATTTCCATCTCATTTTGCAAACATGTGAAATTATTATATAAATCGTTATATTGAGATTTCAATGTTTGATTTTCTTGGGCAAAATGACCCATAGGTGGATGCACAGTTCGTTTTCTCATGTTATATATAATGAATACTCACAATAAAAAATGCGAAGATTCTAAATTTTGTCTAAATAAACAGAACCAAAAGCATAACTGCAGTCACGATTTTCACAGATTTTACAAATGTAATTACTGCAGTGGATTTGTAAAATCTGTGAATCACAAATCGTCAGTCGTAAATTACAATCCGGCACATGGTAAATGCAGTCAAAAATATTTAGCAAACGTATTTTTTTCGCAAAATAAAATCTGTTTATGTAATATATAAAATGTCTTCACAGGCTTCCGTTCCTCCGCCATTTCAACAGTGGCAGCAATTCTTCCCTTCTTCCGCTGGGTCTTATCCTTATGGTGCTGACCCTCTTCACGAGCAGATATATGCCGCCGTTACGGGTAATGCTGAAGCGACCAGGCAACAGTTTGCGAATGATATTGGCCGTGATACTTTGAGGGCCATTGACCAAAATGCTCAAAGCAACATGACTACCACTGAGCGAACTGCCGCCCAACTTTCTTCGGCAATTGAGAGAAACGGGTCAATGGGCATGAATACTACTGAACGTGTAAATAATCAACTCGCTTCGGCAGTTGAACGAAATGGTGCAAATAATTATGCCGCAATTGAGAGAGTTGCCGGTGAGAGTCGGATGACTACCGTAGTAACCGATGCGGCATCTCGCCAATATTCAAATGATTCGGCTCGCGATACGTTGAAAGCGATTGACCGTGTTGAGGTTAATACCGTTGGCTTAGTAAAAGATACTTACACTGGATTATTGGCGTCAATTGAGCGAAATGCGGGCGAGAGCCGCCTGGCTACTATTTCGTCTGCCGGTCAAACCGATTCGCGTTTGACTGATACTCGCCATTCAATTCTATCTGAGGTTAATAAAGGAACTGCGGATTTATTAAACACTATGCGTGCGAATAGCCAAGACTTGGCTACGGCAGTGCACTCTGGTGCATGGGAAAATCGCACGGCCATGGCGGCGGGATTCAACCAAGCCATGGTAGAGCAACTCAAGTCGGCTGGAGTATTGGCTTTACAAGGGGCTCAAGATACTGCACACGTGATTGCGAACCAACAGTCATTAAATAACTGTCTTATTGGCCGTATGGATGGCCAATTTACATCAACTCAGATAGAGATGCAGAAAGTAAAAGAAGGTTTGGCTACTCAGGCGGCATACAACTATTCGGTTGGTCAATTGGAGTCACAGAAAATCAAGGAAGGGTTGGCTCAACAGGCATCTACTCACTTTGCTATCAACCAATTAGAGCAACAGAAAGTGAAAGAAAGCTTGTCTATGCAACTCGCCGAGGCCAAATATGAGGCACTCAAGAGCCAGCAATATTTGACCGATAAAATGAGCGAATGCTGTTGCGAGGTCAAAGAGAAGATAGATAATGTTGACCGCGACAGACTCCGCGACAACCTTACCGTGTCGAAAGAGGAAACCAATTTGTTCAAGTTAATGGAGATTGGTGCTCTTGGCGGGTTTGGAGGTCGCAGAGGAGGTGACCGTGGTGATGGCCGAAGACGATGACGGGCGGAAGGACAGCAAAGTGATTTAACTGGCGAAAGCTCTTCATCTTCATCCGGGTCTGATTCGGATTCTTGCTCATATTCTTCATCGTCTTCGTCTTCTTCGTCTTCTTCGTCTTCTTCGTCTTCAAACGATACAGAATCAGATAGAAAACGAAGAAATACTGTTAGACGACGCAATTTATCTGACCCAGAAAAACAAAAAGGATTAACTGTAAAGCATAAACCAGAACCATTATTAAAGAAATCTTTACAAGAACATACTTTGTTAGAGAAATCTAAACATGATAAGTCTATACAGAATCCTATACAAGATAAATTTTTGCGTAAAAAACACAAAAAAAGTGTAAAACGCCAAGAATACTCTAGTTCATCTGATTCGGATTCTGATAGTTCAAAACAGTCCAAGCATAGCAAACATCATCGCAAACACCCAATCCAGTTAGTTGGTCCGACTGGACCACCGGGGCTTCGCGGTGATGCAGGCCCTACTGGTAATACTGGAAGCATTGGAGATACAGGCATTATTGGTTCAACTGGTAATCAAGGTATTCAAGGTTTTGCGGGTAATAATGGACGAGATGGAGATACTGGTTCTACAGGTAGTCAAGGAGATAAAGGATATACAGGTTCGCAAGGTCTTCGCGGTTCGTCAGGTGACCCTGGGTTTAATGGCCAAATCGGCCCCACAGGGCCTGTAGGCCCTACCGGCACACGGGGTAGAGATGAATAAAAAATCACTATGTCTAGTCCGCATCAACAATTGGAAAAACTATAAAAAACAAATTTACAAAATCAACCAAGATTTTGTAAATTACCAATATTTTATTTCAACAATATAATGGTAATAGTAGCAGTTATTTGTGGTAATGGATTTCCGGCACTAGTAGAACCGTATAATGTTATAAAAGGTAGGAAATGGGTATTATTCACGAGTTGCAAATTGCATGCTCGCCCCGTAAAATAAGGCGAAGATTGCACAATCATATCTGCTTCAGTAATTTGCATGATACATACAGTTGTATTTTGGCTTGACCCCGATAAAGACCCAACAGTGCTACCGCCAACAATCTGCACTTTATTTTTGACGAGTGAAAACTGACTGGCTTCCAAGTGATATATACTGGTATAAACATGATAATAACCGGGACGCCAAATCCATATATCGGGTGTATTGGGTTGATGTATGCAATTTCCCAAGATTGAATTATTGATATCAAATATGACGGGTTGATTTTGGGAAAGTTGTTGTTCTGTAATACTATATGTATTAATGAATGTTTCAGTCATGTTATGAGTCGGCCCGGTAGGGCCGACTTGACCCGTATGTCCGGTATGACCCGTGTGGCCAGTGTGTCCGGTATGTCCATCAATGCCTTTGCTACCTAATATACCGATAGGTCCCATTATACCGGGGGGTCCCGTCGGTCCAATCGTCCATACATATCCATTAGGTCCTTGAAATGAGTCGCTCGGTCCCGTAATACCATTATATCGGTAAGAACATGTGCAGTATGCATCATTTGTCCCGAGTCCAACTATTAATTTACTACATATTGTGCATGAGTTCGCACTACAGTCTTCACTCATATTGCTCTATATAGTGTTATATTATAAAATTAAATGGCTAAATTTTGCACAGCATTTATGATAACCCGATTTGCAAATACAATAATAGTAGTGTAATTACAAAGATTCAATTTACAACTGTAATTACAAATTTACGGTTGTAATTTTACAAATAAATTACAGATTCAATATTTGTGATTTGTGATTTTACAGTTGTAATCGTAGAATATTGTAACCCGCGTTTTTGGTTTTTCTAATTAGTGTTGTAATTTACCAACTCGTGTATCGTCATAGTTTTAGAAGAATCATAATATTTTGGTTTTTTATTGTGGTGTATTATAATATATAATGCCGAAAGGTTCAAAGTCGTCAAAATCGTCCCACTCGTCAAAGTCATCACACTCATCCAGTTCGTCCAGTTCGTCAGGTTCGTCCAGTTCATCGGGGTCATCCAGGTCGAGCCATCATAGTCACAGACATTCCAAATACTATTATCACTATTATTATTATGAAGATGAGCCATATTTCAATAATCTTTTGCCCATTTTGCTTCTTACTTTCTGGTAAATCTTGGGAAAAGAATGGGTAAAAAGTGCTATTTTTTGAATTGGTTGCATTCTGATATGTAAAATTGTCTGTATTCATCATACATATTTTTATGTGTGATAAATTTTTGATAGGTTTTTATTTCATATACTTGGGCATAATATAATACATGTCTATACATAATAAATGACCCGAAAGCCGTTGCTAGAACTGTTTTGAACATAATATGCGGCATGAATAATAATATATAATATAGTGATTATATTATATAGTTTCTATAATAGATATTCGCACACTAGTCTACGTGTAAAATAATCCGTCCGTCCAGTTGTTGCAATGGTCTTGCGGGTTTATGGTAGGGTTCAATTTCACAAATATTCATATGTATTGAGTTGCAGCCAACAATCCATCTAACGGGAGAGAATTTACCAGTTGTTAAAGTTCCATCATATTCAAAATATCGTTCAGGAATGGCGACTTGTATGTGATGTATATCCGTTTTTCGCTCAGTGGGTTTTATCACGCGACCAATTACCAAGATGTTTCCCGAAATATCGCCAAAATGGAATTTACCGCCACATACATCGGGACATTTGAACTTTTGGGATTCTTTGGATTCTTTACAATCTTGGGAATCTTCGCAATTTAGAGCAACTGAATCTTGGGAATCGTCGCAATCTAATTCAACAAATACATAATGAACTTCCGATTGATAATCGCGACTGTGAATCTGATGCTCGCCCGGTATATGAAAATGATATTCCAACATTTTATATTTTACATGGTCTATTTTGAGAATAATCTCGTCTTGGATTTCAAATATCTTGGACTCTTCATTGTATTTTGCTCCCATGTTTTTACCGTGTATAGAGAAATATTGTTTACGCATCCGTATGTTACTTTTATTCAAGCAAATCGGACTTTGGTATGCCGCCATGCGAATAATATTATATACTATTTGTATAATATTATTCCTACATATATTATGTCGCACACGATATACGAGTAAATATTTACAGATTATAATTACAAATTATGAGGTGTAAATATTGTAGGAAATCTTGGGAAACTGGTGTATTCAAACTGATAACTGGTTAGAAAATCGGTGGTGTTATTTTATATTGGTTGTATAATGTTATATATGATATTATCGTAAATATGATATATAAAGAATCTTGGGAAACTGGTGTATTCAAACTGATAACTGGTTAGAAAATCGGTGGTGTTATTTTATATTGGTTGTATAATGTTATATATGATATTATAGTAAATATGATATATAAAGAATCTTGGGAAACTGGTGTATTCAAACTGATAACTGGTTAGAAAATCGGTGGTGTTATTTTATATTGGTTGTATAATGTTATATATGATATTAT